CAAAGAGGGTCAGGTAGGCAAGGCCATCAAGAGGGCTACGGATCGTCATAGGGCATACGGCGAGTTTGTCCCAAGGGAATTGTTTGATGACACGGCTCTGATGACAGCACTTCAGGCCGGTGAGACAGGAACTGATTCAGTGCTTCAGAATTTGATGAACCTCAAGCCGGGGACAGCAATACTCCAAGCGGTGAAGTTCTCAGAGATGGATACAACCGTTAAGCAGAACCTGGTATATTCAGCCTACAAGGCTCATGCAGCCGTGGCAGCCAGGAAGGCTAAAGTTCCCAAGACTCAGCGCAAGGCATGGATACAAGATTACATGAGGCGGATCTCCAAGGAGAACCCGAATATCCATAAGGAGGCCTTTGATACCGCAATGCTGTTTGCGTTCGACTACAGCAATGTCCCGCTGCTCTTCAGCGCGAAGGACAAGAGCCAAGGGGGCAAGATCCTCCTCAGAGGATTGGCGATGTTCTCCGGGTTCATATACAACTACGCCAAGTTGCTTTATACGTTGTCTCCTGTTGGCTGGGGAACAAAAATGGCAAAGCCAATTATTGGCAAAGGCAAGAAGGATGCCCTGGGAGGAAGCGAAGCTCGTAACGCTATGGCATCCGCTGCCATGTTTGCAATGGGGATGATGCTGTTCTCAGAGGATGATGAACCGGAGGACGAGGACGAGGAAACCAAGCGCAAGAAGCGGTATGCTCCAAATCTATTCGGGACAAGCTGGACAAAATGGGGCGATGAAATAGAAGCCTGGTGGACTGCTACTGGCGGGAAGATATCTATCGATGCCCTGGATGAGATGTTCGGGACAAGCGTTGCCAACTCGATAAGGGCTTACCTTGAAGCTAACGGCGCTTCAGATGCCGAGGGCATGGAGATATGGTTGAGAGGCAGATCGCTTCCTTATGTGCAATACATGGGGGCATTCGCCACTCTCGGGCAAACAATACAAGGAAAGCGTGAGGCTCCCCAGGCGCTTGGTGAAATTGGCGAGATGGTTGGAGACTTCCTGCCGTCCGGGCCGTTACAGACAATTTTCGGGGTTGAGAATAAATACAACAGGTCAACGCCCCACCTTTACCGGGTAGCCGACATTGGCTATGACTTGGTATCGTCCAGGCTTATCCCCCCTCCTTTACGCAAGGCTGCGACAAGCTACGTTGACCCGGTAATGAGGCGGAAGTCACCCAGCGAAAGCCTGGGAACAGACTACACATTATTGGATCACATAAAGAGATCCACTCCAGGCCTGTCCACTCAAATCCCACCGGCAGCCACCGTCAATAGTTTCAAGCTCAAGCCGGGTCAGGAGATGACCGAGGCACAAGCTGCTGACATTGCCAAGTTGATGGAGATGGACTTGCAGCCGGAAACGGTGCTAAGTAAGACTGTCGATGAGTTCGGCAATACAACCATTGCCTATGTTGATCCCGACCAAATCAAGATAAAGAGCAAGGGAGAATGGTATCTCCACTTCTTTGCCCGGACACAAGGCATTGACAAGGTAGAGCGTGTGCTGGCTTACTACGATCTCACCAAGGAGGAGATAGAAAAAATTGAGGCGAAGAACGAGGAGAATAAGAAGCGAATTGATCGAGGGCAAACTGTTGCGGAGAAGTATATGCTCACCGAGAAAGAGCGCATCCAGTTAAAGTCCTGGCAAGCCTACAAAGAGGGCAAGGATTTTGCTCTCTTGATGGAGCAATACATGGAAAGGGATGAAGCCATCCTGCCTGACTTAATCAACCCATCCACCAGGCAGATAGGAGAAGGGGGCGAGGAGAAACAACTCCGGCCTAACTGGTCTAACGCTGAATACAACAAGCTCCTTAGAGCGGTTGTGAAGCGACAGCCAAGGAACACATTTGGCAAGATGATTGATCCCAATACCGGCAACGAGCTGGATATGGATACCCCAAGAGCCATAGATCTTGGCCATATATCCGGCAGGGCATGGAAGGACATTGCCAATGATCCTAAGTATCGAGGGCTAACCCCCAAGGAAATTGCAAAGCTGGAGCTGAATCCAGAATACTATGTCCTGGAGGAATCTTGGCACAATCGCAAAATGGGAAAAGAGTCAGCCAGGAAGGCAATCTACAAGAAGGAGCTGCCGGAGGGGGCGCTTAAACCCTAGATGCGATCCTTCTGATCCTCGATGATCCCAGCCATCTGCCTGGAGTAATAGGTATCGGCATCGACCCCCTCCTTGCGTTGAGGGCTGTTCTCCCAGCGCCGGTATAAGACAGACCGGAGCCGTTGCGATGGAGTCCCGTTGGGGTGCATAGGTGGCTTCTTGGCTCCCTCATCGGTGGACATATCTTCCTTTGGATCGCAGCCATCCGGGGCAATGATGACCCTGGCTCTGACCCCCTGTAGGTCTACCAAGTCATGGTATAGCTCTCTGCCACATTCCCGCTCAGTCGAGAACCGGAGTGTTGCGGAGAAGTCCTTACGCCTCCCTACGGAGTCTACAGTGCAATAGATGTCGGCAGCCTTTGGTGTGTGCGCTTTGTCATTCATCATTCCTCATTGGCTTGGTATCCCGGCTCATGCCAGAAGCCTTTCCCCCCGCCGTTGGGGACTACATCAAAGTCTCCGCTCACGATGCCACGCATGATTGCTACGGCTGCTGGCCGAGTGTGGTGAGGAGGCTTGGCTTTTAGGTCAAAGTGGTCAGCCATCTTTTGGAGAATCCTGATAGCGTTAGGATCTTTTCTGATGGTTTGAAATACACTGGCTACTTCATCAATTCTTGTCTCGGGCTGTCCCATGTGATTTTCTCTTCCAGGCCTTAATGCGATCCCGGATTGATTGTTTAGATTCGTATGAGGCCGCGATGAGCAATCCAGCCAAGTCAGGATCCAGGGCGACGATGTCCCCGGAGAGGTCTTCAAGTGTGGTCATTGTTTTGAAGGGTGAGGGCTGCTTGAATGTTCAATGACAGGGTCAAATACAATGCTAAAAATCCCCGTGACCGTAGATCTCTTACGGCTCTAGTTCCAAACAGCCCTCGGTTAATATTAAAATGGAATATCGTCCTGGGCAACCGCTGAGTTGGTAGTCACGGTGGCTGGAGGGTTTTCACCAGGGGTTACGTTGTATCCCCCGGATTCCTTTTGTGCGTCAAGGATTTTGAAGTCCTTGGCATTGCCAATGAAGGGCAGAACTAGCCCTGCATCTCGCTCCTCTTTGGTGGAGCTTTGAACGGCAGCATGGGTGTTACCATACTGGTCGTTAGGTGACTCGATGAGAGTCAGGTTGACATAAGTTCCCTTCTTACCCTTGTAAAACCGGGACTTGTCCAACTTTGTTACGTCTATGCTTACTGTTATCATAATTCTATAGGGTGATGGGGATGCCCGGAAGAAACCAATCCAGGCATCCCCTGTCCACACTTACGCAGCATTACGTTCTGCGAGTTCAGTCCTCATCTGGAGGACTAAATGCCAAAGCTGGAAACCGTCATCACTCAAGCTCTGAGTGATCGTTTTCTCTGCCCATTCGTAGAGGGCATCCCTCTCGCTCCCTGAGAGATCCGCCAAGGGCTTCCCCTTGAGAGTGGTCGCCTTCAACCAGGATTCAGCCTTGAGCTTGGGAGGAGTGCGATCCTCCTTCAGCGACACTTCATCCAGGTAGGGGTCATCGATCCCCTTGCCCTGATAGACAGAGAGGCCGATCCCGATAAAGGATGAGGCCTTGGAGATGAGGTTGGTCTGAGCCTTCTTCCGAGCTTCAGCAATGTTGCCCTTGAATACCCGAGCGTCACCGATTGCCGGGACACTACAACGCTTGTCATCGAGCTTATACCAGAGGCTGCCAGAGGCTGCCAAGTTGGATCCATCAGGAGACAGCGTCCATTCTTCTACTTCTACTCCCCAGCCAGAGCCACAAAGGCCGAAGACCTGAGTGAGTCTGCTGACGATGTGATAAGCATCAATCACCGTCATTTTTCGACCTCCGAGCTGGAGATCCTTATACGCCCCAGGCGGCAAAGGCCTTGCCAGGGTGTGAAACAATTCATTCTGATCCATGTGTTTACAAATACAATACAATTACAATTAGAACCGGGACAGATCTGAGCATCCCGATCATTAAATATGTCGCTCAGACAGGGTTCATTCTAGGCAAATACAGGGGTGAGTCAAGCAGGTTTTGTGCTAACTTGGGTCAACGTCCAGAACCGGGGCATCCTTCTTGGACAAAGCCCCCCGCTCAACGGCTGCCTCGATCCTCTGGAGGACGATATTATAGGTATCCCCACCGGATTCTGCCTCGTCCTCACCTTGGCGATCAATGCCAAATATCTTTGCCCTTCGGTTCAAGGCGCTGAGTATCTGCCCGGCCACCGCTGAGTCTGCCCTGGAATTGCCCTCCCTGTCTTGATAGATCAAGTGGTTCTGAAGGATGGTAATCAGGCTGCCGGTGGTATTAATTTGGAAGGCAACCTCAGAATCATGCAGCTCAGATATCTCATCGCGGGTAAGGACGATGGCGTGTTGCAAGTAGCGCGATACTTGAGCCTGGGAAACTCCCAGCGCATCAGCGATCTCTTTGCCGCTCTTCCCTTCGCTGTTGAGCCTGGCCGTTTCCTTTACGGCTTCCAGCATCTGGAGCTGAGTGCTACGGGATCCGGCCTGGCTGGACTTTGTGATAACCTGCTTCCCGGCCACCTTCCTAGCGCCCTGACCCTTGGGTTTACTCATCGTCCTCCTTTTGGAGGCTCGGCTCTTCCCCGGAACAAGCAAAGCCTAGCCACTGGTCATCGCCCAGGACACGGTCAACATCGAGGGTAGCGCCTAGCTCAACCGCCCGGACGGCAACCTTGAACCCTATGGAAAACATTCCGGCGATCATGCACAACTCACGCTTCTTGACTCCCATTTTTGAGAGTTCCTGCTTTCCAACCTCAGAATATATGTCATCACGGCAAGTGGCAGCCAGGATGCTGGCCAGACCTTCAAGCCTGGCGGCGGTAATCGGGATATCGGGAAGGGTGGGAGTGGTGTTTTTTTTGGCCTTCTTGGGCATACTTACTATTACTTGAAAATTAGCTAGATCAAAGGAAATTAACCCATCATGCAGACATCTGCCCTTTCATTCAGCTCTGATGAGCAGAAGGCTCTCTATCTCAAGCATATGGCCGAGCATTGTTCCAGCCAGTTCAAGAGACTACAGGGCAAGCTCTCACCCATCCATAAGCGTATGGACAAATACGCTGCCGAGCTTGGAGGAGACTTTCGACACCGAAGAACCGGCAGGGCTACCGACATTGATGTTGGGGGGGGAGTCAACTCCACCGTGTTTGAGCGATCCAACTTGTCGCTTTCTCTGACCCGTGGCCAGGTTCGCTACATTGTCTCAAAGAGCTTCGATGAGATGTTCGGATCCAGACCGTGGCTGGCTGTCCGACCTATAGGCCTCCAGGATACTGATAAGGCGAGGGATCTCCAGAAGTATGTAGAACATAAGCTGGGCAGTCCCGGAGCGATGGTAGAGCCGTCAGTCAAGGATGCTTGTGTGAGCGCCTGGGGGGCAGGATATGGGGTGCTGAAGACAAGTTACAACCGGAGGGTTGAGTCCTATGATCGGGTTATCTCAGCGGTGATTGACCCGGCAAGCGGAGAACCTATCAAGGATCGCAAGGGCAAGACCATTACCGAGGAGCATCCGAGCCATATTGAAGAGGCCTCTGGGGGAACAGTATTCGATGATGACCCGGAAGGGCGGGTATTTGAGAATCCAAGCTATGAGTCTTTAACAGAGCCTGACGTTAAGGTGAAGTATGAGGGGCCGGAATTGGGATGCGTTCACTATGGAGACTTCGTTGCAGACCCTGATCGGGCGACCCTGGAAGAGTGCGATTTCCTGGGGCATCACCAGGCGTGGACAGTTGGAGAGCTGAAGGCTCAATTCGGGCTGGGGTTAATTGATCCCGACACTTACGATCAGATTATTCGCGGAGCTGGCATCGACAGGACGAAATCTGCCAGGGATAGTCAAGGATCAAAAGGGCGACCAGCGTCAGAGCAGGAACTCTGGGGTAAGCGCGAGAACGCCGAGTATATCAATGTGGTGGAGTGCTACTTTAACTACGAGCGCCCAACCGAGACTGACGAGGCATCCGGGGAGAAGCACTCAGGAACCCCGGTGAAGATGTATGCGCTGGTGGCGATAGAATCGCAGGAGATTGTCTGGGCAGACTTTCTCGGCAACGTCACACCGGAAGCTGAGATCCCCTTTAGTATTGTTACATCAGACAAGCAGCCAAACTCCTGGGTTGGCATCGGATTCCTTCAGCGATTTGATCAAGAACAGCAGTTTATCGATGAGTGTTTCAATCAGATCAAGGTGCGTAACGATTACGCATCCAATCCAATTGTAGTCATTGACCGCAAGGCCTTTCAAGAGGGAGATACCGGCAGACCATTCGAATGGGGGCCAGGTCTTCATAAGGAGCTTCGGGGGAACAATGTTGCCCGAGAGGCGATTGAGATTATGACGCTGCCTTCCATTGAGAATGAAACCTGGCGAATGATGGAAACCGTCATGCAGATGGTCACCCAGGATTCCGGTGTTTCTGGTGCTGCTCAAGGAGATTTAGGGACATTACCCCAGATGAATACCGCTACCGGAGTAAAGCAAGTCTTGGGTCATGGCTCGATCCTGAACAAGTGTGCGATCCGCGAGGTGCAGCGTGGAGTCGAGGAGGCAATAGGTAAGCTGGTTCGATTGATGCTGATGTCGATGAACGCTACCGAAACGATTCACTTCTTTGAGGGCAACAACGAGGTTGAGGCGATAGTTGCCCGTCAGGACTTCGCATCCCTTGCCCTGGACATCCGGCTCAATCTTACCCGGTTCAACCAGGATGAGGAGCAGACCCGGCTGGCAGCAGTGGCATCGACCATTGAGAGGTATCTTCAGATCCCTCCTCACGCTATGGAAAAGGTTCGACCCGTATTCATTGATCAGCTCAAGACACTAGGGGTAGAGGATGCCGAAGATCGATTGCCGACCGTCGAAGAAATGATGCAGTTCAATGCAATGATGGCTGGCCCTCCCCCTCCTGGGGAAGGAGGATCTCCCCCGCCGGGAGGCGATGAACCTCCCCCACCAAGGGCGGACATGGATCAATCCGAGGCTGCTTCCGAGAGTGCCGAGGACATGATTAGGGATGTTGAGCAAAACGCATGAGCGTAGTAACAGCACACGATGCCCGGCAAGCGGATAACCTCCGGGCAAAGATCCTGGCGATGACCGAGATGGACGGCTGGGACATTGTCGCCGCCGAAATCAACTCATTCATCGAGCGGGAGCAGGAGCGGGTTGAGAGACTTACCCTGGAT